TGAGTGTTCAGCTAGAGCACTCCTATATTAACAAATGGAGGTAGTAGCATGGCAGTCCGTGGGCCGTCTCGATTTCGCTGGAGGCGTCGTATTCATTCGAATATGAAGCCGGGGACCCCCCTTGGAGTTTATCGACAGATAAATTCTTCGGGTCAGGTAACTTTCCAGTCGAATCCAATTTTGACTGGATCCTCTGTCTCTCACACCCTTGAATACTGTTGGGACCATGTGAACGCGTTGTCAAAAACGCGCCGCAGGAACCACCGTATTTATGATGTGGGAGGCCCATTTGCGAAAATAAAGGTCGAGCGACCTATTTTATCTACCCAGGGACGTGGTGTATACTCTACTCGTGGCAATCCTGGCTTTAGTGGCCAGGCACGTTGGGAGTATATTGGGGGATTTACTAACCCCAGTTCGGCTTTCGATGGAGTCTCCTCTAGCCAGTGGATAACTGGCGGAGGCTCTGACGAAAACTTTAATACCTTAATCCCTAGTACGGCACTGCCTGAATCGCAGGCTTGGAGTCGATTGGCTCCAAAGATCTCAAAAGCTAATCTCTTCGTGTCCCTTGCGGAACTCGGAGAGGTTCCAAGGATGCTAAAGCAAACTGCCCGGTCTTTCCATAACATTTGGAAAGATATGGTCCGGGAGAAGCATAATCTTCCTTGGCAAATGCAGCCTAAAAGGGTTGCAGATGAGTTTTTGAACAACCAGTTTGGTTGGGTTCCCTTCGTCAACGATATTCGCCAAATGGCGGATGCCGTGATTTTTTCCGATCAGTATATTCGTGACCTTACGGCCATGAATAACCAGTGGATGAAGAGGGGAGCGATTCTTGAAGAGAGTGAGAAGTCATCACATCTCAAACGGGTTTACTCGTTTGGTTGCGAACCAGGGGGATTCGAAATCGAGTCTCTCTGTAAGCAGATGACTGTGGATGGTAACGCTTGTTTTGGATACTACGACGTCTTTGCTCGAACAATAACCCGAGCATGGGCCGAAGGTTCCTTCAAGTTTTATCTTCCTGAGTTTGACGCCTCTTCCATGCCGAGTTATAACTCTGCGTGGAATACCGTAAATCGTCATCTTGACCTTTACGGGTTGCGTCTGAACCCCTCAACTCTATATAAGGCTACGCCTTGGACGTGGCTCGTCGATTGGTTCACAGAGGTTGGCAAACGTATTGACGATGTCAATTCTGTGTACTTCGATGGAGTTGTGTCCAAATACTTGTACGTCATGCACCATATGAAGCGTGAGATTGTTTCTTCTCACTACCTCAATTTCTGGTCTGGCGGCCTAAACGTTTCGTGGTCTCGATATTTAGAGACCAAACAGCGTAAGGCTTCAAGTAGTCCATTTGCTTTTGCCCCTGCTTTGCCTGATTTGACGGCACGGCAGTTTTCAATACTAGCTGCCCTGGGATTGTCGAAGCGTTTTTCGCGCTTCAACTGATATTGTCCCAGTGCTTTTAGTAAAGCGGTATGCCCTTTGACTGTTTGCACCTTCAGAAAGTGCAGAGTGGGTATATCTAACTCTGACTAACCTTAGGAGTCAACCATGTCATTTGCCGATCCATTACCAAGCGTTTCCCTAAACGCGGTTGTCCAGACTTTGCCTCGCATTTCTACCAATGGCCAAAAGTCGGTTTACCGACAAGATGCCATTGATGCGACGCATCCAAATCTGGTTTCGACGATTTCACATACGCCCTCATCCACTAAGGTGAGGTCTATGTTTCGTCTCGATCAATATGTTGACGTCAACGCCGACGGCAAACTCGAGTTACTCGGTTGCTGGGTGGCGCTGGATAGACCCTTAACAGGGTTTACCGCGACTCAACAAAAGGATCTTATCTTGGCACTGATTGGTGCCTTGACCGCGAACAGCAATGCTGGGATCATCAAGTTAGTAGCTCAAGAGAGCTAGAAGGGAACTGTGAACATATGTCTAAGTTAAAGAACATTTTGTCCGCAGTTCGCGAGGTCAATAATACGTTGACCCGTGTTGCGGATTTGGATGTCGATGATAGCAATATCATCGATTTATCAGAGCTCGACGCAGATAAAGCGCAAGTTATCAAGGATATTATTTCAGGTAAGTTAGACCTGGATATCCTTAGAGATCTTGTACTCGCCGCGGCGGTCGCTCCACCAAACCCCCCTAAAAAGAAGAAGAAGAACAAAAAATGACTTCTTTTTCTACTTGGGATCAGGGATAACGCAGAGGTAGCGCTTGCTACCCGGCAAACACGACGTGGCTTGAATTTGACCCCCTAATTATAGGAGGCGAATTGAAAAGCAACGTAAGTGATTACCTTGGGTTGGCGTTTTGCATCTACAAAGATGCAAGCGCTAGGTGTCTAGCTGACGTCTCTGATTTACGCGACCTGGAGACTATCCGATCGCGAGTCGAAAATGAGGGGTTATCATTTTTAACGATAACCCTTCCTGCCTTTTGCCAGAGCTTCGAAAGATCTCTGACCGAAGGCTGTATTGACTCAACGGCTTTCCCAGGTTTTAGGAAAGTCGGGTCAATCCCTGCATTTCTGCAAGGTATGACCAGTCTAATTTTCGACTATGAGACAGGGAGGATTTTCGATGAACAAGATTCAACTACTATCGCTGTTTTTACCAGTGTTATTGACTGTGTTAGACAAATTTGTCTCACTTTCAAGAAACTGGAGCTGGCTTGTACCCCCGAAAGGGAACGAGCGGTTACAGCGAAATTCATCGAGCTTGAGCATGAGATGGCTGATCTTCGAGCAACGGAAGAAGATCGCAAGGAATTTTTCCATGTATCTTCTGTGCTGTGGGACAATCTCATATATCGCTTACGCGATAGTATGTTATCTCCTAGGCACGGTCCCGGTGCTACCGCAGAGCGAGTTAGCGGCAACGCAAAATTCGCTTGGCGGTTTTACCACGAACGTCTCGACGCTTACTTCCCTCTTTTCGAGTGCGCTTATCCTTATAGCGCACTTGATTCTGAGGAGGCCGAGTTAGTTACGTTCCTTGGTAAGGATCAAGAGATACCCGCTAGGGTATCCCTTGTTCCGAAGACCCAAAAAGGCCCGCGACTTATCGTCGTCGAGCCTTGTTGTATGCAGTATGCTCAACAAGGTTTGCGTAGCATCTTATATGATGAAATTGAGTCATACAAGGTGACTTCTGGTCACATAAACTTTCGTGATCAGGAGATTAATCAACGCCTGGCGATGAGGGGTTCGGTCGACGGTCGATTAGCAACGATCGATTTGTCCGATGCTAGTGATCGCGTTCCGCGTGATCTGGCTTTGGCAATGTTTAATGCGTATCCCGAATTTCGAGATGCCATTGACGCATGCCGATCAACCCATGTAAGCTTGCCAAATGGATCTATTTTTGGTCCACTAACCAAGTTTGCTTCGATGGGTAGTGCTCTCTGTTTTCCAGTAGAGTCGATGTACTTCTACACGATATGTGTAGCGGCCCTACTGAAAGGCAAGAACCTCCCTGTAACCCATGCTAACGTTTTTAAAGTTAGCCGGGGTGTCTGGGTGTATGGTGATGATATCATCGTCCCTACACTTTATGCTAGTATTGTTCTCGATTACCTGCAAAAGTACAATTGTAAGGTAAATCTTAATAAGACCTTCCTTAAAGGATACTTCAGGGAATCTTGTGGGATGGACTCTTATCGTGGTACGCGGGTAACACCCGTTTACCTTCGACAGAGGGTCCCTGAGAACATCAGAGATTCCAATGAACTTGTCTCTTGGGTTTCCACTGCCCGTCTCTTTTATGAGGCAGGATTATGGAAATCCGCTGAGTACCTCTATAAGAGGTGTGAGAAGATTTTGGGTAAACTCCCATATCTCACTTCAGGTTCTGCGGGATTAGGCAGAGCTTCAGTCCAGGGCTTTCGTTCTATCCAAAGATGGAACAAAAAGCTTTTTCGCTTTGAAGTAAAAGCGTGGACCGTCAATCCCGTCTATCGCACTGATAGATTGGAAGGCTATGCTGCTCTAGTGAAGAGTTTGTCTTCTATATCATCTAGATTACCTGATGATGTAGTCGATACTCGCCATTTAGAGCGATCTGCACTTCACGGAGAGTGTACACTAAAACTCCGTTGGGTTCTCTCGGAATAACTGAGAGATTGTGGCTTAGTGCCACGTGTGGGGACACAGTTCCCAGTCCGGGACGAGAGCTCGAGAATTAGCCACACTTTACGTGGGCGTTTCTTGAGCATTATCTCCTCCTTCTTTCCCTGAAGGAAGGAGCTCGGCTGTGATCTGGCAGTGC